AGAGTCACCATCAGAAGGTAAATCTACAGGAACGACAACTTCTAGAGGAAGCTCTTCATATACAATAATATCAGTCATTATCCTTCCTTTGTTAGTCTGTATACCACACCATCAATTATAACATAATCTCCTTCAGGAGTTACTTTCTTTACAACTTCCACAACTGGTATAGACGGGAAGCTCTCTTTAATTTCTTCTTCTGAAGGCATATGGTCAAACTTTATAGTTTCTCCAGTAGGAGAAATTACAAATGTTGTTTGTTTTATAGTTTCTTGTATTCTATGTTTTGTTTCTGCTATACGTTCTTCTAGAGAAGGAGTAGAAGATTCAGTAAATGTTGGCGTTTGTACTGTTCCACCAAGCGGCATTTCTGGTGTAACAACCGCCTCTTCTTTTTTACCATTAGTAATTGCTGCTGTTTTTGCAGAGGCTTCTTCTTTTGAGGCTTTAAGTTTGGCTCCAGCGGAAGACGCAATAGCATTAATAAACTTGCTTCCAGCACCAGAAACCAGTCCATATACGGTTGCGGATAACCCATCCGTTAATGTGGCTCCTGAACCAAAGAAATTATCCCAATATACAAGTATTGCTACAGCAACACCAAATAAAATGGATAGAGCAAACCATACCTCTCCAGGCGTTTTTTGAATCCACCCCCAAGGTAGTTTATAGTACATTTTTTTGATGAAATCAATGACGAAGAAAATTGCTGTTGAAACACTAGCAATTATACTTGCGTCTTGAAGTATGGTCTGCCAATCCATTGTTTACCTACTTATTTTTCCCTTTTCCAAGGGCTTTTTCTTCTCCCATTACTTTATCTTGAACAACTTTTTGGTTATACAGTTTATTAACACCTAATAGAGCGCCAGCTACAATAAGCCCATTGAATACAGCCAGGACAATGCTAGGCCAATCTGTAGCTCCAGAAAAAGCAGCTACACCAACAACTACTGCAATTGAAAGAGCTAGAGCAGCTACTCTATTAACAAGCTCAGTCCAATAGATTCCTATAACAGCTTTAAATATTGTAATTACCAATGTTACAGCAGCAACAGCACCAGGAAGAGTTGCGAGTGATTGCCAAGTAATTTCTTCCATTATTTTTTCTTTCCTTTCTTTTTATCTTTACAGACCATTATTTCCACCTTTCTTCTTTTTTATTCTTCCTCTCCATCCTCTTTTTACGTCTTTCTTTCTGCTGTGTGTATTCATCTATCTCTAAGGCTACGGTTTCATCCATTCCATTTTTGATTAAAAAATCATAGCAGGCAGAAGGCAATTTCTTGTCTTGCACCTTTTTCATTACACTCCTTTTAATACTCCCATGTCTAGGAAATCAAATTTATGGCGAACAATTTTCTTCTCACCATTTATATCGGCAACTTTCATATGCAGGATACAACCACCAACATCAGGGTCTAATCTTTTCTTAATCAAATAGTCGCTCTGCGCCTCAAAACAAGCAGGAAGAATTACAATAGAGTCTCTGTAGCTAGGCATGTACAGAGAAATATGCCAGTGACCTATGATAGTTACATCACACACAGACTCAGCCCTAAGACTATCAAGGATTCTTTGAGGTTTATAACTACGCACCAATCCTAAACCACCTTCACCGTGATGGACCATGAATCTAAGCCCACCCTGTTCCATAGTAGCGCTCATTTTACCCAAATAAACAATGTCTTCTCTCTTTTCACAAATCTTCTGAAGGATATCAGAACCACACTGTTTATACAAATCTAAGTCATGGTTTCCACTAATGGTGTATGTTTTAAGATTAGTCTGTGGATAAACAGAACAAACATAGTTAATCTGCTTATCCTCTCCAATTATTTTAAGGTCTTGAAGTTGTCCTTTATAAACAGTACCATTTCCTGAAGTAAAGTCTCCAGCACAAATCACTCCTTCACACTTCTCTTCTTCACAAATCTTATAGAAGTTATGAAGCAAATCTAATTGCTCATGAGTAGAACAAATATGAGGGTCAGCTATAACCCCCCACTTAACCCATTCACCTTCTTTAAAGAGGTCGATATTATGTACCAAATTATCTGGTGTGGGCGCTAATCTATCAAAAACAAGATAGCCTTGATGGAATTTAATGGCTGCTCTACTATTAAGCAAATCATCCATTAAATCTTCTAGACCATCCATATCAAGATTAAATCTCTTAGCTAAATCAGTTGGCTTTTGGGGATTCTGTTTTATCAGCCTAAAAGCCTTTTCTACTGAATCATCACCTAGAGTTTCTAATCTTGCAATCTCCCTTTGATATCTCTTTCTTAGTGCCTCGGGAGTGACACCTATTTTATATTCCTGATTGAATTCTGTAGTTACATCTTTCCACGACATTTCTTCTTTTAAGCGGTCGCCTATGAATTGAAATTGGTCTGTAAGCAAAATTTCTCCTTATTTGTTGTTTAAACTTGCAAATTCCTTGAAGAGACTTTTGGCTTTGGCATCGTAAGCTCTGGCAGCTTCTATTTCTGTATCAAACCTTCCTATAAAAATTTGCTTGCCATTAATCCTAATGTCTGCTCTCCATTTATTTGTTGTCTTGCATCTAGAAACCCCTTTAAATAAGGAAACTCCAGATACTATTTTTCTATTTTGTTGGTTTTGAGAGCAATCGCAAAAACGTAAATTATCTCTCCTGTTATCTAGACTGTTACCGTTTATATGGTCTACTTGCTGGTCCTTCTTAGCAGCAAGCAAAAGCCTATGCATTCGTATCAAACTCCTTTTACCATTAACCATTTTGGTCCATGCAACTGCATAGTATTTTCCACATAAATCTTGAAGAGCATACCACTTATAGTTTTTCACAAGATTCCAGTCTTCATTATCAATTATGCTTACTTGACCTTTGGTTAACTCAACTAACAAAAATTATCTCCTTTTACTTTCAAACTAAACAGCTTTAGGTTATTGTTTCTACTTTTGACTAGGCGTATCATCAATGCTTCTCTACGCTCACGCTCTTGCCTTTCGTCTTCGGAAGCTTTGGTGGCAAGTTCATCTACTCTTCTAAGTGTCTTCAGGATTCTCATTGTGCTGGACTAGACTACATAAGAGCCTATATCCCACCCCCTTTCTACCTTTTCTCAGGATTATTATCACAAGACAGGCTCTCTACTATTTCATCCAAGATTTCTTTAACTTCATGCGAAGGCTCATCTTTGATTATATCAAGTTTAGTCTGTAATTTCTTACTTTCCATAAGGCTCTGTAAAACTTTTACAACTTCCAGGGCTTGACACCTATTCTCTAAAATCAGTTGAATGCTCTTTAACTGCTGACTAGTCAAAGTCTGTGTTCTTAGGATATTATCGAGTATTTCAGCGATTTTGTCAAGTGCTTCGTCTTTTCTTTCTAAAGCTGGAACTATTTGGTCAAGTATGTCATTTCCTACCGACAAAACCTTGTTTTCGTCCGTCTTTTTTTCTACCTGATTGAGCTTCTTACTAATCTTGGTGTTGTACACAGAGAACGCGCCAGTAACCGCTGCTCCAAACAACGCAAAGATTCCTATGATAAGCTGTTCAACAGGCAGTTCCATATTAACTCATTCCGTATTTATTGTTGGTTTTTAAACTAGACTCCGTATGTGGTCCTATTGTAGCACTTCCTATTGCACTAGTATCAATAATAAAAAAACTAAGGTCATAAGAAGAAAGATTACTTCCCTCAAATTCAGCATAAATACTGTCTACATAAATGCATCTATCATATAGTCCAGTAGGAGCTATCTCATCTTTAAGCCATAAACCAAACTTTGTTGGGTTATCTAAATCATAACAAAGCGTGTTTGGTCCACTACCTAAAGCAGACATTAATGAGCCAGAATAAGCCATATAACGTACATTTTTAAGATTTAGTTCCCTTAAAGTGGAAAAATTTCCCGTTGGTGAAGAATAGCTTGTCCAATTTAAAGAGTTTTGAGTAACAATAGCAAAATAATTTCCTGCTGTAGAAAATCGAGTAGAAGGCATATTAAAATATAATTCAAGTTTAAGAGCCTCAAAAAAATATCTTTGAGCATATGAAAAAGAAGTATCTACAGTAAAGTGCATTCTTTGCAAATAATAAGTAGAGCCTTCTTTATATGCTCCAACTCTTCCGCTAGTAAATCCGGTATTTATAGCATCGGAAGCTAAGCATTGTGCCCATGTACTTCCTTGTTTTCTTAGAATAGTTACTTCTGAAACTGCTACTTCAGCCA